TCGGGGTTGCTGGAGTGATCGAGAATCGGCAGCAGCTCGTCGTCACCGTTGAGGTAGGAAAATGAGTCCCAGAATTCCTGGACCATCGGGTGATCGTCATTGATCACGACCTGGCGGGCGACTGCCATTTTCGCGACCTCGGCTAAGGTCTGTTCGTGCTGCTCGTCGGTCATCTTCACGACAAGGCGCAGCGCGTCGACCGCCGCCATGATTTTCGAATGGCACTCGATGAGGCGGATGACCTTGATGTCGCCACGGGCGAGAAGGTCCGCATGGTGAACCGAGGTCCGATCGCGGATGATTTCCAGTGCGCGCGCCTCGCGGCGGGTAGCTGCCAGGATAAAGCCCGATACGGATTCCATCGGCGCGGTCTTCAGCCAGGTGGCCGCGTCGAAAGTCGCCTTGTTCTGGCCGGCCCTGTCGAAATGAATATGGACGATTCGCGTCAGAATCGCCTCAGACGCGTTAACAGGATTGTTCTGTGCGATCACTACGCTGCCGCGAAACGGCGGCTCATAGGTGTCATTCCCGCCGTTGGCGACCCCGCGTGCGCGTGTGCTCCGGCCGTTGTACGCCGTCTTCAGTTCGTCCCAATCGAACGATTTGACGTGAGGGCCGGCCTTGTCCTCGCCGGTGCGCTCACGATCTGATTCGATCAGCACCACCGGCATGCCGGAAACCTTCGCCATGTTTCGCGCACGCGCGGCCGGCGTCGCCTTGGAGGGGTCGAAGCCCTCATGGTCGCGGCCGAACAGCTTCCACAGGAATTCGATAAGGGTGGTCTTGCCGGCTCCGGCATCGCCGACGATCTCCAAGAAAGGGAAGTCGCGGTACGTCTCACGGATCTGCTCGGCAAAAAGTGAGGCGAACCAAAAGGCCAGCGCCGCAACGCCCTTTGCCCCGAATGCCGCCCACAAGTGCGGAAACCAGGCCGACACATAGCCGGTCGGGTCGTCGTTGATGTGCATGTCCGAGCTGGCGAGGGTTTTTATCGATAGGCTGCCCAGGTCGAAATAATCTTCGGCGTTGGTCTTGTGGATGGTGCCGTCCTTTACCGCGATGTCACCGAAGATGTAGCAGCGCCAGTCTTTGCTATAGCCGATGTAGTCCAGCGTCTCGACGCGTTTGATGTTGTAGAGGCGGCGCTCCATCATCCTGTCAAGGTGCTGCGCAGTACCGCTGAACATCGCGCCAGGTGCGACGCCCAGCAAACGTTTTTTGAACTCTGCCGCCGTGCTGACCTGACTGGCCGTAAAGGTGTCCTTTACGGGCGGGCCGTCATGTGGAAATTCCACGCGGAAGTAGTACCAAGATTCGTCCGTCAGCTTGTTCTGCTGGAAATAGAGCGGTTGCGGGTAGCAGTTAGAGATGGGCCGAATGCCGCCTGACTCACGCAGCGCCCGCTCCCGCAGCTCGGATTGTTCCAGCCCGCCGACCTCTTCGCCGATGCGGTCCATCGCCTTGTGATATGCGTTGAGGTCGATGCTGAACCAATAGAGCCGCTTGCCGAACTCGAAATCGAATTCGGTGCGGCTGTTGTCGTGTTCATATATCAGCAGCGCCTTTTCCGTGGCGCTTTCGGCCAACAGCACCGCACCATGATGCAGATACGTCTTCAGACCTGCATCGGACAGGTGCCGCTTGGTGGAATCGTCGCCCGCGTTTCGGTCCAACAGGAAAAGGTCGTTCCAGTCGCGTTTGACCTTGCCCTGCGGAATGATCGCCGCGGTGCACGTCCATCCATCCTGCCGCGCGCGCCGTACATGCTTGCGCGTGAAGTCACGGCCGGCTTTGTCGCCGTCTAATGCCCAGACCAGGTGCGGTTGGCTTTCGCGGCTGTCGCGCAGCACGCGTAGCGCGGCGCTGGGGTAGTTGTTGCAGGAGAGCAGCGCAGCGGCAGGGATGCCGGCCTGGCACATGGCGATCGCGTCGAAGATTCCCTCGACCAGCCACAGCTTGGCGACCTTGGTCGGGTCGACGGACGGCGGAATCCACCATTCGCCCATGTAGCTGCCGCCGTACATGAAGCGAGCCTTCTTCTTGCCGAACCGGCCAGGCTCGTCGATCAGTCTTTCCCACCAAGTCTTGCCCACTTTGAAACGCACCGTGGCCGAGCCGATGTTGCGCTGCTGGTCCCGGTAATACTCCTGCGTGTAGGTGCCTGCGATCTTGGACAGATCGAAGCCGCGTGCGTGTACCAGGTAGGCATCAGCAGCGGCATTCGGATTGGTCTTCTGTTCTTCCTCGTACCGCTTCGACCAATGGTCGAAGATGTCGGACAGCAGCTCCTTTACATGACCTTCCCAGCCGCAGTTGTTCAATCGACCGCAGCGAAGCACCCAGGGATGCTCGGCGTTCGTGTACAGCTCCTTCTTGTTGCAGGCGGGGCACAGGCCTTGACGCAGCCAGCCGGCGCGTTCCTTGAAGCCGTAGGGCTCCAGGCGCGTCAGTACTTCTTGATGAATATCGGGCTTCATAGCGGCCTTGTTGTGATTTCAGGTAACCGGCGTACTTCGCTACGGCTTGCTGGTGCCAGCGTCAGGGGCCATCAAGCACGCCCGCATTGCGTCCATGGCTTCCGTCGCGGATGGGTATTCGTCAGCCGCTTCAAGGTCCTGATCTGGGCGCACCCAAAACGCAGGGCCCTTGGTCGGCCTTTCCTGAAGAAAGCACTCCGGGAAACCGTGCTTGACGCCGAACCGCCACCGCTCCGCGTCGAGCTTCTGCATCGCCAATTCCGTCTCCAACGTCGGCACGGACAGGGTGTCGGAGCCGGGTTGCTGGTCGATCGCGTGGGCGAAAAGCGCCTGCAGGTGTGCGGTGATCGACATGCGAGCCGCGACCAGGGCGCGCAGCTGCTGATCACTCTGGGCTGGGTAGGGCATGGCGCGATACGCGTTGATCAAGCTCAGCAGCTTGTTAAGCCATGCAAGGTGGTTGTCCATATCAGTCGTCCATGTCGGCCGCGCAAGCACGTTTGAAGTCGTGCCGCGGCGCTTTCGGTTGGTGGGGGTGAGGTACGGACGCAGGGCTAGCTGCCGTCGCGGCCGTCGCGTCGAATCCGCGCTCTATGGCCTCGGCCTGAATGGCAAGGCAACGTGCGAGCAGGGGGCTGCGCAGGGCGTCATCAAGCGATCCCTTCAGACCTGCGTCACGGTGTGCCGTGGCGAGCTGGGCGCGGGTGGGTGTCATGCAGTCACCGCTGCCAGGCTGGCCGGGTGCTGGATGGCGCGGCGTGCAGCGATCTGAACGGCCAGCAGCGCTGTGAGCATGTCGGCGTAGAGATCCCGGTCCTGGCCAGCCGTCTTTCGAATCAACGCAGAATCCAGCCGTCCATCGGTACAGATGAGAGTCGACAACAGCGTGTCGAGCGCGCACAACTGCCACAGGGTGATGGGCAGATGAAGCTCTTGGTCGGATGACTTCTTAGGCACGTTGCAATCCTTTGGGCAACAAAAATCCTGCGCCGGCCGGAAGGGCCGTCGAAGAAAACAGCGGGTTTGGGTGGGAGCGGTTTAGTGCGTGGCGGCTGCCAAGGCGGTAGCGAGCTGTCGGTCGGCCAGCAATTCGGCTATCTCGAATGCGGACACGGCTCGACGGGTGCCGGAGGAACGGTCAACCACGAATACGCAGAAGGCGGTGCTGCTGTCGACGTCGATCGAAACCTTTGCTTCGTGGCACTGGTACTCGCAAATTGCCTGGGCGGCGATGGTTTCGGCACGGCCTTGAGAAATAGGCGCGAGCTGCATCAAGAACGCGATGGTGCGTTCCAGCAAGCGATTGCACTCGGCGGCAGCGTAGGGACGGCCATCTTCGCGGTAATGCAGCTTGACGAATTGATAGGCATGGATGTCTAGGTCATCGGTCTTGGACGAGTGGCTGGAAATGCGGGCTACTATCCCGCGCGGCCGATGGTTGAGCTGGGTAGTCATACGGTGAGGTTTCCTTGTCGAGGGTCATCCCGAAGCTCGGCGGCGGCGCGGCGAAGCTCGGTAACAGGGGAAAGCGGCAAATGCACTTCAGGGTTGGGGATAGACGATGGCGAAAGGGTGCGCACGGCCTCAAGCGTGGCTACCCAGGTATGTCCGCAATAGACGTTGTGGCACTGAAACTCAAGCTCGCGCAGCGTGGCGGACATCTGGCGGCTTGATCTCACGAGCGACGAGGTGTGGCAGTGAGGACAGTGCATCCGAATGCCGTTGGCGCGCGGCTTGGTCAGCGTGTCGGTCATCAGGCGGGATAGATGTCGTTGAAGGTGAATCGCTTGCCCTGGGTCTGGGCGTAGCGGATAAGGTCGCGCGCGAGAGCGGGAGATATCTCCTGCTCTCCACGCTCGTATTTGGACACTTGTGATTGGGTGATCTGCAGGGCGGTAGCAAGCTCCGCCTGGGTCATCCCCAGCTTTTGCCGGATGGTTTTTATCGTGTTCATGCAGAAATAGTACGGCCATTACTATTTATTTGCAATGAGTATCTCATTTTTAAATTAGTAGTACGGGTACTAAAGTGGCGCAATGTCGACAAATCAACTGAGCCATGAGCAGACGCAGGACGCTGCTCGATTGAAGGCGATCTTCAATGCGAAGAAGAAAGAGCTCGGCCTCACGCAAGAGAGCCTGGCCGAACGCCTGGGCTTTTCGAACCAGAGCGGTGTCAGTCATTACCTGAATGCCAAGGCCGCGTTGAACTTGAACGCGGCCATGATGTTTGCTACAGAGCTTCATGTCCGCGTGGGCGAGTTCAGCCCATCGTTACAACTTGAGATAGACCACATCGCTGGCTTTGCTTCGAAGCAACCGACGCCCAATTCCGTTCGTCAGGTCACCTATTGGCCCTTCGACGTGCCGCCGAGCGCCATCGAGCAGTTAAGTCGCTCGGATCGGATACGTTTGAGCGCGTTGGTCACGACTTATGTGGAGGCGTCTGCCGCCCCTAAACCACAACGAGCAGCCTGAAATTCCGCGCGTCTGGCGTTCAGGCAACGTGTTGCACGTATCGTTTCCGTGGTTCCCGTGAAACGGGCTCGTAACTAGGCGTTAACGCGGCCGCGATCTCATCCTTTCGCAGCCATCCGAGGTCAGGAATCTTCGTCGGCCTCGGCCAATTCCTGATCTGCGTCGTTGGTCTCGCCCTCCAACTCGGTGACTAGGCCCTGTCCTTCGTTGAGTTGGTGACGCAGGCTCTTGATCAGCCAGACCGTCGCAGCGATCTGCGGCTTCAGATTTGGAAATTGCACCTTGTGCTGTGGCGATAGTTCCGGCCGTCCCATGGCGAACGTAAAGGTCAGCGTGGCGGTGCCGCGTTTGATGCGTTCCCACTCGGCGCGCGCGGCATCAAGTGCATCCGATTCGCTGGCGAAGGTTTCGCGCAGGCGCTTGGCGTTGCCCACAACGCCCGCCACGACCGAGTGCCGCACTTTCTTGCGCTTGTCCTGCCAGAAGGCGCGAACGCCGGTGTAGCTGTCGCGGTCGGCCAGGTGGTAGCGGTGCTGATCGCCATCGACGCGATAGATCGTGTGGACCGGCAGCTCAGTGCCGTCTACCTTCTGCCCACCCTTGATCGGAACGAACAGGATGCGGCCTTCCTTGATGGTCGCCACGGCGTCGTAACGCTTGCCCAGGCGGTTCAGGAAAGCGATGTCCGACTCGTTGGTCTGATCAATGTGCGCGACGACGATATCGCCGAATACGCCGACCTCCGACTTCAGCTCGTGCGCCTTGGCGATCACGGCCACGATGTCCTTGATCTTCTGCTTGTGGAAACTGCGCTCCGTGCGCGTGCGCAGTGCGCTGGTCAGGTTGGCGCTGCGCGCGCGTAGCGTCAGCGTGTCTGGGGCGCCAGAGTGCTCGATCTCGTCGACCAGGTAGATGCCCTTGTCGACCAGGCCGGTGGATTTCCAGCCCAAGGAAACCTGCAGCGGTGCCTCGCGCGGCGGCATGACTAGCAAGCCGTCTGTGTCGTCGAGCACGATGTCCAGCTGGTCCGCTTCCTCGGCGCGGCATTCGGTGATGGTCAGCGACATCAGGCGAGGGCGCAGCACGCCCGTGATGTCCTTGCCCTCAAGGGTCACCCGCCAGATGGGAATGTCATACGAGGGGTTCACTGGAAAATGCCCCAATCCGCCGGCGAGCCGTCCATCACGTCGACCGGGATCTGCAGGCCGGTGCCGAACAGCGAGCCGGCGCGCGTGTCGTCGACGCATTCGAGGGTGATGGAAAACTCGATACGGCGCGCGGATCCGTCGACGAAGAACAGGGACTGCGTTTCCTCGATCGCTGTCACCTTGAACGCTCCCAGCACGTCTCCCGTGCCGGCCAGCAGAAGATATGCGGCCCCGGTGCCCGCCATGCGACGCACCAGGGCGATCGACGCGGCGCTGCCGGCGAATTCCGGGGCTACCCACCCGGCCAGGGTGATCGTGTCGTCTCCAGGCCCCAGGTACTGCGTCGCCGGCCGTGCGCCCACGCGTGAATTCTTCGCATGCCGCCATTCGGTGCGACGTTGCAGCGTCTGGTACGCGATCGTCTGCAAGCCGAACACGAACATTCCCAGGCACATCATCATGGTTCTTGCTCCTACGCTTCGTCGGTCAGCATGGATCGCAGGCGAGCCGCCTTCCTGCGTTCGCGCTGGTCAAGCACCTGCTCGATGGCCCGGATCAGCGAATCTTGATCGGCACCGGGGGCGAGGGTGATCGGAATGCTGATGGTGTCGCCCTGGACGACAATCTGCGGTGCCGAAGCGGTGGCAGACAGCGGCGGGCGCGTGTCAAAGCGCAGCGGTGCGGTGTCGGCCGCGCCGGGTGTGCCGGCCAGTACCGCTGGCGATGCGATCGCGCCGCCCAGGGCGATCGCGCCGGCCAGCGCGCGCGCCGCCTCGACCGCCACGGATTGCTGCCGCTCGATGCCGATCGCCGCGCCCTGGGACACGAATTCACCCAGGCCGACGAAAACGCGACTGGGCGAGCGGATCCCCAGCTTGTCCTTGAACCAGGTCACCACGTCATCGCCCATGCCGACCACGGCGTCGCGTACCGCGCCTCCCATGCTGGTGATCCCGTTGATCAGCCCGGACATGAGCATCGTGCCGAACTCGGTGAACTTGGCCGGCATCTCGACGCCCAGCATTCCCAGCGCCCCGGAAATCACGTCATACAGCAGCTGCAGGGGGTTCCAGGTCGTAAGAATCGTGCCCAGGCCGGTCACGCCGCCGTTGAATATTCCTGTGAACGAGGTCCACATCGACGAGAACACCGCGCCGGCACCGTCCCACATGCGCTGTGCAGCCCCGGAAACGGCCGCTACGGCGTTTTCGAAGGTGGAGACGATGGTCGACCACAGCTCGCCGAAAAACGCCTTGATGGGCTCCCAATAGGTGTAGATCAGCCCGGCGGCGACCGCGATGGCCGTGATCGTCGCTCCGATGGGGGTCAGCAACAGGGATCGGCCGATGAACAGCAGCGCAGAGCCGGCTAGGCGAAAGCCGCCGGCCAGCAGGCCAAGCACGCGCGCGCCGATGGTGCCCTGCACGCCCAGCGTGGTCAGGCCGAAGCGCACCACGGCCAGCGGGCCGAGCACCGCCGCCAGAGCGACCGTCAGGGTGCCACCAGCGGCCATCAGGCCGGCCAGGACGGTGAGGCCGGTGACCAGCACGGTGGCGGTCGTGCTGTGCTCGCGCATGAACTCCGTGACGGTCTGCGTGGCCTTGGCCGTCGCGGCGAGCGCCGCGTTGTAGAGCGGCGATACCTTTTCCCCAAGCTCAAGCTGCAGGTCACGCAGCTGGGCGAGCGCCTCGATTTCGCGGCCCTGGGTCATGTTCTTGCCCAGATCCACGGACTGATCGATGTCGGCGGCACCTTTGTTCAGTCGCTCATTCTTGTGGATCTGCTGCGCCTGCATGACCATCGTCGTAAACAGGTTGGCGCCCGTGCGGTTCGTGATGATCGACGAGATCACGTCATTGATCGCGCCCGGGTCGGTCACGCCCTTGGCGGCCAGCTTGGGCAGCAGCACCTGTTCGACCCACTCCAGGGGCGAGGCCTTGAACAACTCGCCGCCGGCCAGCGCGCCGGGCGCGACGCGCTTCACCGTGCCGATCTTGGTGTATTCCACCATGCGCGGGTCGACCAGGCCGTATTTCATCAGCTCGTTGACGGCGCGCACGGTGGTCTTGCCCTGGTACAGGTTGCTATAGGCGGACATCAGGCCGTTGCCGACCTGGCCACCGCCCATTTCCTGAATCAGGGGCTCCATCTGGTAGTAGAAGGCGTCGTCGCGCAGCTGCTTGGCCGCGACGCCGCCGCGCCCGATGAACTCGCGCCATTGGTCGCCGCCGACACGCCCGCCGGTCGCGGCGAGCACCTTTTGCACCATATTCGCCTCGTGCTCGAACTTGGCC